CTTTTGCTGTCATATACTTAATTTCAAGTTTACCTTCTCTCAAAGGTGAGTTTTTATCATAAACCACACCTTTTGTTGGCAAATCTATAACCTCTGTTGGAAATTGAAATTCAGTACTACTTTTAGTAGTTTCTTTTGTTTCATTTGCTGCCATTTTTATCTCCTATGATTTAGATTCAGAAACAGATGCTTGTCTGTATGCTGTAACTAATTTTTTAATTTCACCAATATATTTTCTTGCTCTACCACCTGCTGCTTTATTACCTTTTTCTATAAATGTTTTATGATTTGCTTGAAAATCTTCAAAACATTCTTCTATTTGTTCGTATAATTCATTACTACTTGCCATTTTTTCTCTCCTAATTTATACTTCAAGAGCTCTTCTAAACCACCCCATCCAAAATTTCTCTTGATTTGGTTTGTCTATAACTATACCGGCAAATCGTAATACACGATATGCTCTAACTCTATCCACACTTATTTTTTGTATTGCATTTAAAGTATTTGGTCCGATTCCACCATCTACTTCGATTTTGTTTCTGTTTTTAGAATTTGCAGCTTGTTGTAAAACCTTTACAGCACCCCTTCTACCAAAATTGACACACATATCAAAATAAATATGTCTTAATTGTGGGGGAACTTCATCACACTTACCTCGTCTCCAATAATCTGTGTGATATATCTTTTTTGCTTGTTCTTTAGTAAGATTTTTGATATCCACATCAGGATACCATCTTTTGGCGATTCCATATTTGGTTTCACCACCTGCATCATCAGGGTCATTTACATAACCACCTTCGTGTTCTAAAACTATTTCAATTATTTCATTAAATGTTGTTTTCATATAACCTCATAACTAACTCATATATAAATATATACTAAAATAAAAAAACCCTCAATTTTTATTGCTTATTAAGGGTTTTTTTATAATAATGTTAAGTTTATCGATTAGAATTGAAGTATAGCGTAATCATATCTTAATGTTAATGATATTTCGACTGGGTCACTTGAACCGAAATCTAAATCACCAAAAGATGCATCTTGGATATAACATCCTTTTAATATCCATTCTTCTACGACATCTCCAACTGGTCCTAATACATTAAATGTTACTTCTTTCTTATAGAAATCAGAATATCCATCCCTACCAGTCACTGATTCGTGTGATAATCTTACCCATTCCATCACTGCCTGTGCAGCCGAAGGAACAACTGGGTCATATAATGTTATCGCTAGTGGTTGCCATTTACCTTTTCCTTTAACATATCTTGTTACATTCATATGATTTAATTCAACTTCATCAAATGTTATTTGAGGTCTAGCTGCTGTTTTAATCAAGTATGCAGGAACTCCATCAATTCTCATTATGAACCTATTTTTCAGTTTAGGTTCAAATGGTGTAAACATTATATCTTGTGGTTCTAATACTGTAGCCATATTTTATTCTCCTAAAAACAATTACTTTATACTACATAAGTTTTCATATATAAATATCTAAAAATATAAAAAAAAGGGAAAATTTAAGATATTTTCCCTTTTAATTTATTTAATTACTCAGGAAACGCTGCACCTGTAGGTAAGATTGTGAAATCTAATGTAATGAACTCTGCAGTTCTTGTTGGTTGTAATAATATCTGTCCAACCAATTGATTTCTATCAATCGTATCAGATGTATTGTTCGTTTCATCCATCACTACTTTAAATGTTGATAAACCACTTTGAGATTGTACTTGCTCTAAAAATGGATTCGCAATATTTAAGAATCGTGTTCTTGTTGCAGCAGTATTTGGTTCAAACAATAAGAATCTTGAAGAAGCAGCAATAAACTTCTTAACTCTTATAAGTAATCGTCTTACATTTACTCTATCAAGAGCACTTGATTTTTTCTGTAATGTTTTTTGTCCAAACACCACAACGCCTTGACCAGGAAATGTTGCGATTGGATTAACATTAGATTGATATAGACTATCACGATTTGCTTGAGTAAGTTTTCTCTCTGCTTGAGTTACGGTGTCTAAACCACCCCTATTTAAACCTGCTGGAGCAAACCACTCGTGTGATACTTTATCATTAAATGCGTACATACCACCTACTACTACTGATGGTGGCACCCAACAATTTCTACCTAATGAAGTATCTGTTGTTTGTACCCAAGGCCAGTATGTAGCAGCATAGTTTGTATCTTCTTTTTTGGCCTCTGCAACCACATTATCTATAGTATCACCATATCCAACAGAATCAAAAATACAGAATGCATCACCTCTTTTTTCACAGACATCTACTGCTTTCGTTACTACTGATGTATGATTTGCCATTCCTCTAATAACACCAGGTATCATTAATAAATTGAAATCATATTCATCAGCATTTGATAATAAGTTTAATGCTTTAAAGTATTGGTCTTTAACTGCAGATTCACCTAATTCAAATCCTTGTGTATTCGCACTTGATATATTATCATAAAATAATTGTGGATGTGCTAAAGTTCCATCAGTACCACCTTGAAATGAACCATAGTATGAACCACTTCTTGAACCACTTGCATATCCATTAGGTAAAGAAGCAGATGCATTGGAATCTCTTATGACTCCATTTTCATCAAGATAATCGATTGTATCTTTTACATCTGAAACATAAACATATTTTGATTTCTGTGGATACTCACCACTATAAGTTAAATATGGGTCATCAGCTGTACCACCAATTGTTAAATAAGAATCTCCAATTACTTTTGAAATATAATTATCAGAATTAGGGTCTAATGATAAGTTAGTCCAAGTTTCTAATACTTGTTTTCTTTTAGTAATATCATTACCTTGTCTGATAACTAATGAAAAAGTTCCTTTTTTATTATTAACTGAAGCAATTTCATATCTTACATTATCTTTTGTACCATCTACTAATAAATTTTGTGTACCTACTCCACCTGCTCTGTTATTTAGATATGCCCCATCTCCTACAGTATTTAGTTTAAATGATACATTCAATGAAGCATCACTACCACCTTCCATACTTCTACTAACTATCAAACCAGTTGTAACAGCATTTGAACCTGTAGCAGTTGGTAATCCACCACTGATAGTGGTATCGTGGTCATATGGTATAGTTGTTGTATCATTTTTACCAAATGCACCTGCTCTAGCATCAACTTTACCACCTGAACCAGAAACAAGAGCACCACCCGTATAAAATATTGACATTGATGCCTGTAGTTGATACGATGCAGTATAACTTGCAGATAATGGTAATCCGTGTAAAGATGCACTTGCAGGATGATTAATTGTATCTCTTAAATTAGCCATAGATGATGATAATCCACCTTTACTTGATGAATTAACAAATATTTTAGTTGCTGTATTTACATCATAAGTTGGTCTATTAAATGCACCAGAACCAGTAAATACAAAATCTACTGTCGTACCAGGTGAACCAACAGTGTTTGGAGTAATTGACATTGATGCCATATTTGTCCCAACTTGTTCTATTGTGGCACCTTTTTTAAGACTAACATATAATCTGTGAGCCGTAGCACCTTTTTCACCTACATTATAAGTATTTGAAGAACTTGATACTTCAGTACTTGCACCTGTAAAACCAGCCCCCATAACTCTAACGACTGTTAATGAATTTCCATCTTTTAAATAATTTTGTGCGGTTAAGGATGTTAAATAAGAATAATAACTACTTCCAGATTTAAACACATCTCCAAAAATACTTACATACTCTGAAAAGGATGAAACAACTGTTGGAGTTAAGGCAGGGCCTTTAACGGTTGGACCAACAACGACAGCACCAATATCACCTATTGCTGCTGGTAAAAATGAAGCATCTACTTCATTCGTAAAAACACCTGGACTTACTACTTTTTCTGCCATCTAAATTCTCCTATTAATTATTCTGGAAATGCCGCACCAGTTGGTTGAACAGTGAAATCAAGTATAATAAATTCTGCAGTTCTTGTTGGTTGTAAGAACAACTGACCTACTAATTGATTTCTATCAACTGTATCTGGTGTATTATTTGTCTCATCCATCACCACCTTAAATGCACTTAATCCACTCTGTGATTGTACTTGTTCAAGATATGGATTAACTATGTTTAAAAATCTTCGTCTTGTTGCTTCTGTATTTGGTTCGAATACCAAAAATCTTGAAGATGATGCAATGAATTTTTTAACTCTTATAAGTAATCGTCTTACATTTACTCTGTCCAATGAAGAAGATTTCTTTTGTAGAGTTTTTTGTCCAAATACAACTACGCCTTGACCAGGAAATGTTGCAATTGGATTAACATTTGATTCATATAAATCATCTCTGTTTGCATGTGTTAATTTTCTTTCAGCCTGTATTGCTGTATCAATACCACCACGATTCAATCCAGCAGGAGCAAACCACGGCTGAGCTACCTTATCGTTAAACGCATAAACACCTGGTATAACAACCGAAGGTGGTACAAATCTTAATCTGCCTGTTTGTGAATCACCTATTTGTACCCAAGGCCAGTATGTAGCAGCATAGTTTGAATCTCTTTCTGCCACTTTATTCGTAACTGTTGGTATTGAAGTAGTTCCGTGTTCTACAGCATCATAAACTATAAAGGTATCTCCCCTTGATTCACAAGTGTTTATTGCCTTTGTTATTATTGCTGAATGGTTACCACCTAAATTATCAATAATACCAGGAACTAATATCATATTGATATCATATTCGTCTTGATTTGATAGTAAATTTAATGCTTTTTTGTATGCATCACCACCATCAGTTGAACCACCTGCCTGTAAAGCAAATCCTTGTGAATTTGTTGAATTAATATTTTCATAGAAATTGTATTGGGATGTATAAGTACCTTGTACATTACCTAACCCATCAAATCCTGCAGTACCATTACTACCACCAGTAAATGTACCACAAAGTGAACCACTACCAGGTCCAGGTAAAGATGCGGATAAACTTGCATCTCTTATATCACCATTTTCATCAATATAATCAATAGTTTGTTTAAGTACTTCAACTCTCACATATTTTGATTTATTAGGATATGAACCACTATATATCAAATAAGGGTCATCAGTAGTTCCACCTACAACTAATTGAGAATCACCAACTACTTTTGAAATATAATTATTTGAATTAGGGTCTAATGAACAATTATTAAATGTTTCTATTACTTGTTTTCTATTTTCTATATCACTACCTCTTCTAATTAAAAGAGTAAATGTTCCTCTTGCAGTGTTCCTTGAAGTAATTTCATATCTTAAATTATCATCTGAACCACTTATCAATAAATTATTTGAACCTTTAAATGCAGTTCCTGAACCACTATTGTTCATAAGTGCTCCGTGTGATAAAGTATGTAATTTAAATACAGTGGCTTCAGTTTTATCAACTGCTCCACCACCTAATGCGTAACTACCACTATTAGAACCAAATGTACCTGCAAGATTACTACCAGTCAATACATTTGCAGTAGCATGTGTAAATGCACCATCTAAAATTCTTACGACTGTTAAATTTGAAGAATGTTTTAAATATTCTTCTGCGGTATGTGATGTTAAATATCTATATGTGTTAGAACCACTTTTGACTGTATCACCAAATATGGCTTGAAATTCTGAATACGAAGAAACTACTGTTGGTACTAATGCTGGTCCTTTTGGTGTCGGACCTACAACTGCAGCACCTATTTCTCCTATTGCTGATGGTAAAAACGTCTGGTCTATTTCATTGGTAAAAACACCTGGTGATACAATTTTCTCTGCCATTGGGGGTTCTCCTAAAAGTTAACTTATGTGTATATAGCTATAAAATTTATTAATCATTATAATATATCAAAATAATGATTTAATTCATATATAAATATATGATAAATACCTGAAACGATTGATTTAATTTAAATTAAGATGATTTTTTTTCAGTTTTTTGAGAATTATCAGGTGTAAAATCACCAGTTTGTGGATTTAGTGTTCCAGTACCATACTTTTTAGTTAATTCATCCACAAGTGATTTTTCTTTTGTTTGAATATCTTTATATTCTTTACGAAGAGTTTCTTCTAATTCATTTAATGCATTAAAATCCTCTTCAACTTTAATTTTATACAAAGCAAATTCTCCAAATTTAATTTGTACATCTTGATAAGAACGTCTTATTTCTGAAATGTTTTTAGTTTCTTCTTCTGTAAATTTAACTGCTTCTGACATATGTTGTAACCTCCATTGTTTTGATTAATCATATATAAATATATATAAGTTTAGTAAAAAAATAGTTTTTTTTTAATCTCCATCACCACCAGGTACACCAGTTAGATTTCTTGCATTCCCAGCATCAGTTGTTTTTGATGGACCAGATGTACCTACATTACTAATTCTCGGATTTGTAACATTTCCTTCTGTAAATGAAACTTTACCCACAGAAGGCACACTTTTTGTTTCAGCAATTTTTCCAAGAACAGATTGTGTAAATTCAGGTGATAAATATGCATTTACTGTAATAGAAAATTCATTTTTAATTAATCTTTCACCATCAACTGTCAATTCTGATGCATCTGAAATACCACCCTCCAACTTTGCCAAAAATTTATAATCGGTTTCATCACCCCAATATTTATTTGCATGTTCAATGAATAATTCTGATAGTTGATTAACTTGTTCTATAAAGTTTGTTAAAATTATAAAAGAATATGTACATACTACAAAATCTGGTACACCTGTAACTACTACATTATTTATTGGTTGTACTCCTTGTTGAACTGAAAATCTATCGTATCTATTCGTTTTAGACCATTTATTACTTCTGATTATTTGATGATACTCATTTTCAATATCGTGGTCTGATTTAATCATTGTATCATTGAATGTTGTATCAGTTCTTTTCATAACGATTAATGGTAGTATTATTGCATTATTTTTATCTCTTAATACTCCTCTTTTTCTAACAGCTTTCCATCTTTCTTCGTTTCCATACATAACAGGAACTTTAACAGATTCATTTGCTTCTCTAATTTTAGGATTAATTATATTTTTTACATATGACATGATGGAAGTATCAACATCTTTTAATGTAATGGCATTATTCTTACCAAAATTTAATCCAGGCACCACGGTCTTGGATTGATTACCAGATAGATTACGAGTACTAACTTGTTTTTCTCTATTAACAATTCCTCTACTTACTATTTGTCTATTTGTTATTGGTTTAACGCCCATTTTGTTTTCTCAATTTTTTAAGTTTATCTAATTTGTTGTTTACTTTACCTTTAAATTCTTCTGATTTAACAGCCGATACATCAACCTTACCTATTGCAATTTCTTTTTTAATATCCACTTCAATGGCTTTTGTACCAGTTTGACTTGGTGAATCAAAGTTATCCAATTTATTCATCAACTTACCCATCATCTGTTCCATTTGCAAATTACCATTTGGTTCAGGTGTGTAAGTATGTTTTCTTTCACCATAGACATCTGTATCTTCTTTTATATTTCCACTAACCACCTTTTCTTCTTTTGGTGTTTCCTTAAAGTTAGGATTTTTTGTATCATACTTTATAATTTTCTTATGTGTGATTTGTTGAACTGCCATTATTCTTCCACCTTATATAGTTCTGATAGTTCATCCCATACTGCTACTTGTTCCTCATAAGTTAAATCTTTTTCATATATTCTAAAATCATAATTTCTAAATTCTGGTACACCTGCCCTTGCAGACCTCAGGCTAATAGTAGAAAGAACTCCAGCATTATTTTCTGTATTTGAATTTCTTGTGTAACTTACATTATTATCTGCAATTGCAGTTGGTGTAGGATAATCTTTATTTAAAGCTAAACTTATAGTTCCATTTTTTCTATTTACACGAGCAAACAGAACAAACTTTTTATCTGGAACAATTGGATTTTCTGTAAATATTTCTGTCTTAGCTTGGCCATCATTAGCCAAAGAGTTAAAATCATTACGCATGTGTAAATAATTTGAACTTCCAGAGGCTTGTTGTAATCTGATATTATATCTCATATTTATAGAATTACCCTCATCATCTTTAGTTCTTCTAATCACATAATTTGCATAATATAGACTACTTCCAGTCTTTCCAACATTTGTTCTACCATCACCTTCGTGAACTGATGGATATAACCAAGTAAATACCATCGTCATTTCTTTATCCGTTGTAAAAGGGTCGTAACCTTCTCTCAAAGCATCTGTATCTCCAGGTGAGTGTACTGCTGGACCTCCACCTTCTCCAATTCCAAAATCATATTTTTGAGTGGAGTGAAAAAATATACCACCTACATCTGTTGGTGCAGTATCATTATCTTCGTTATCCCAATGTAAAAGATAATGAACACCATCTTCATCTGTTTTTGGTTCAGGTGTTTGTTTGGCTGTACTTATTTTACCATATTCAGAAATAGAACCTGAATGACCTACCAAAGTAAA